CTCCAACTTGTTTGAATTCATATTTAACTGGCTCAAGGAACTGTTGACCAAAATCACCAAATTCGTTTTTGATGTTTGTAAAGAGTGCCTTTGCTTGGTTAATCAAGGTGCTGTTGACTGCATCAAACTGACCAACAACTCCGCCCAGTTCGGCAAGCTTGCCACTGGTGATTGCCTCAACTAGACCAGCTTTACCCTTTTTTGCACCGCCAGCTTTCTCGTATGCTTCAAGTGCCTTTGTCATTTGCGGACCAAGACCTTTGGCGGCTGTTTTTATGCTGTCGTAAGTTCCTTTGACGTTTTGTAGTTCGGCAACTAGTGTGGCAGCTGCTTTTGTTCCAGTCTTCAAATCCTGACCAGCGGAAGCAAAGTCCATTAATCCCTTGAGCATCTTTGCGCTACCTGCATTGAATTTTCCTGATTTATTTACAATTTCTCCATATGCAGCATTGAGATTATCTACACCAACGGCAGCCATATCGGCATCGTGTGTCAGCATTCGCATTGCAGCGCGAGTTTGATTTAGTCCATTGCCGAGTTCTTTGTGTCCAGTTTGCGAGAATGCAAACATCGCTGCTTGGTTTTCTCGCATCGCCGCAGCGGCGGTTCCTGCCGCAATCGCCAAACCAGCAATACCTGCTGCTGCTCCCTGCATTGCAACTTGATACATTTTGGCAAGACCTTTACCGAGCAAGAAGGCACCATGTACGGCGACCATAGCCAAGCCCATCGCACCAATCTCAATAGCCGCCATTTTGGCTGACATTGCTACCAGTTTTAGTAACCCACTGCCAAAAGCCTTCATGCCCTTGTCTAGTGAGTCAAAATGCTTCTTCCACTTACGAGAACCATTATTGAGAACATCAGAAGTGTTTTTTCCGTAGTTCTTAATGTCCGAAGAGCCCTTGGATGCAAGAGCAGAATTTTTCTTGTAATGACGACCTTCAGCACCAGAAAGGCGTTCAAGTTTGCGACGAGTTTTATCAATCGCGCCATCGTCCGAGCGGACTTCAATTTTGATTGTAACTTTTTCGTCAGCCATTTACTGCCCCAAGAAAAGGTGAATGGCCACAGGAGTTGCTATTTAGCCCGGTTTGCCTCGGCCTCACGGTCGTCTGATATAACTTTACCACAAGCGAGACGAATGACCCATTCTTCTTCGGTACATTTCAGCAACTGGATTGGGTCACAACCAAATAGTTCACCCAATCGAGCCGCTGTTACGATTCTGGAATCCTCAACTAGTTCGTCGAAGATTCCTTCGTAGGGTCCATGGCCTCAATCGTGTCGCCGAATCCAGATGCATCAAGAATTGCAACTGCGGCCGCTTCTACGTGTGGGTCCAAACCAAAAAATGCGCGAACAGCCTCTGGGATTGGACGAGTTGTGTCAGTCATCTTCAATACTGCTGAAGATGCAAAGTTCAATGGATAACCATCTTCGTCATTGACTTCTTCATCGTTGAATAAGATTCCATCAGTCGTATGACCAATTACGTAACAAGCAAACTTTGTTCCGTCCATACCTTGACGGCTATCTTCTCCAGCTTGCTTTCTCCAGCCTTTTACTTGTGACTGGGAGATGTTTGGGCTGATGCGAAGTTTTACACCTTTACGTTCTGGGATTTCAATGTAAACATCTTCACGCTTGACTTTTGCAGCAATTGTTGCGCTAAGTCGTTCAAGAACGCTTGGCTCGCCATTTGCTTTTGCACGAGCTTGTTGTTTTACTTCCTTGGTTTCAGGAGATACTTCTGAATACAGGTCGTTATTGGACATGGGTGATGTTCCTTTTGGTATATGGGTGGATTAATAGGCAAACTATCACCATCAGACCCAATGCCAGTGGAACTATTCCTACTGCTTTACAAAACCCCGTTGATACGGGGGGTGATTAGGCTGTTGTTGCTACGCTTACATCACTGACCGAGAAGGTCAGGGCAAAGGTAGCAGGAGCACCAGATGACGAGTCGCCGTCTGGCTCAGTCAAACCAACAAGAAGTGAACTCTTGTACACTCTGTCGGTTCCACGAACTGCGAGGTCACAGTCGTAGTTCTTGATGTTGATGTCGTAGAATGCTTGTCCGACAAGGGCGCGAAGAAGAGAAATCTTCTTTGCAAGACCATCAGCACCAGCCGAATTCCTAGTTTCATCGTCGTAGTGTGCAGTCAGCGTGATGTCGCCAATTTCTGCAGGTGCGCAGAGAACTGTTGGACGCTTTGCTCCGCCTTCGTAAATCTTTTCTACAGAGGCTGTGATTTCTCCACCAGATACTTGAGCGAATTTGAACCCCTCAAACTGAGGATTGTTCAAGTCCACCGGTGCGATGTCGGCGAGAACTTGCCTTTGAGCTACTTTTGCCATTACTTACTCCTCTGTTTATCAGACAACTGATGTGGTGAGATTTGATTTGATGATGTTCACTTCAATCTTGTCGCCAACGCTGGATACTCTTACTCCAACGCGAGCCTTGATAAGACCAGTTGCGAGCTGGCTTACCGGATTGAGCGATTTATCACACTTGACTGTGTAACCAAAGTCAATTCGTTTTCCGTTTGCATCAAATGCTTCGTAGAGTGCACCAGAAATTCTAGCGGCCTCAAGAACTGCAATCAGTTTTGCTTCAACAGAAGCGAACGAGTTGTTACGTCCGTCAATAGTCGAGAATACCACAGACTCAAGAGTCCGATTGCTATCAGTTACGATTCCGTTCACAATGTCCTGTGCCGTGATGTAACGGTAATTGTTGGAGTCTGGGGAAAGTGAACGAGCACCGTAAATACGAATCGTATTTTGAATTACTCGGATTGCGTTCACTCCCTCTTCATCAAGAATGTCTCCGTTTGATTTGTTTACTTCTGTAACAACACCATTTACGAATACTGCCTGTGAAAGTAGACCAGCATAAGGAACATGCGAGCCAGCAGTATTGTGTGCTGCCGAACGCTTACCAGCAATATAACCATCTGGTGGAATCATGCGGTTAATGCCAGCGACTGCAGTCGGCACATAAACCCAAGGATAGAACAAGGCTGCATGCTCTGTATCCTCAAGACCTCCAGCGATTGTTTGCGCCAAGGCAATGATGTCTTGTTGGGTGTCGTCCGACAAACCATGAAGAATTGCAATTCTGCTATAAGTGTTTGCGTGGGCAACAAGTCCTGTGTAGACAGTGGCTGATGCATTCTCAGGACAAGATACTGCGCCAGTTCCAAGTGCATCGTTGAACAATCCAAGACCAGTTACATAGTCCGCAGCAACAACGGATGCTCTGTCGTCGGCTCCAGCAGAGAATGCCGAAGTTGTAACATAAGGGTCTGGAAGTGCAGTCGTTGTCGCATTATCAAGTGATGCAATTACATACTTGCTGGCAACTGGGTGTGAGTTAATCTTTCCAACTGCAACTTCGTTTGATGAGCAGTTGAATGTACTCATGAGCAAATCTGTACCAAGGAACAACTTGACAATGAAAGTATTGGCTGCAGTTCCAGCCAAGGTTGTTACGTTGAGGTCAGTGCTCCAGTCTCCAGGACCATTTGCCTCAAGTGAGAATGCAACGCTACCGCTGCTCGTGATGTTCTTTACGCCAGTAGTTGCGGCACTGCCAGCAACACGTGCGATGTAGCACTGTGTGCCACCCTCTTCGAAGAAGGTTTCGACTGTTGGGTGAAGATATGCATAAGAAACATATCCACCATAAATGTCTTCAAATTCCTCAATGCTTGAAACCTTGAGAGCAGAGTCGGTTGGGCCGCGGTCGGCGAGACCAACGAAAAAAGCCTGCGACGATTCACGGACTGTTGGGCTTGAAGGACCAGTTCGTACTGCTGTTGAAATCACTACACCGGGCATGGGACCTCACTAATTGTTTGTTACAGGCAAAAACTCTGCCTCTTGTTCATACGATTGTACCCAAGATAGGTGGATTATTAATGCAACTTCTAAAAATCATCTTATTAATAGTTATGGATTATAAGTGATGGAAGCCGATGGGGAAATCGGATTCTGCTTAATGTCCAAGTCAATAATGCTGACCGTTCCAAGTGTTTCCCGAGCCACCACTTCATCAATGGTTAAGTCATACCCAATAAAGGCACCAGCAAGCACCCTGTCACCCTTTAGGAGGGTTAAATCTGAGAATTCCTCTCGGATGGATGTTTCGTCAATTCGAGCCATCCACGACTCGCGTGGGTCGGTTGCCTGCATACATGGATAGTCCAAAAGGGCAGAGCGAACGACCACGGTGAGCCTGTCCCTCATTGTCGTGCACTCATCTGAATACTCAGTTCTAACCCACACGTATGTACGCATTGAGTAGGTAACTCGGTAAACAGGGTCATGATGGTCAAAATCAATTCGCTCAAACTTATTCGTAGACATGACAACGGTAATAATCGTTGGCCAATCATCAAGGGCGATTGGTTCGTAAGATAGGTACTTGACCGGTGTTGGCAGGGTGACGTCGTCAACATTCCAGCCGTTTCTATAAGCAACAAGGCGGATTGGCATATCTCTTTCAAGGTAGTCAGAGACATACTTCTTTGCGTATTGCGGTCCATGCATTAGGTCAATCATGAGTTAGTCACTTTCCCAACTTTTCCATGCGCCTGATAATTGGCGGCAATCCGTGCAAGCCTCTTAGCAAACATCGGTGGTTCAAAGACTAGTTTTCTTGCCGCCATATTGGTTGTTCCGTATTGATGAAATTTTGCATATTTGATGTTTGTTCCAAATTCTGCTTCATTTCCACCAATCGTATTTGCTGGACCTTTGAGGCTTGTCAAACTTCTAAACAACTTACCAGTTCTAACCATTGGTGTTGCCCCAGGGTAGTGCATCGCTTTCCATTGAAGGGTTGATGAGTGGAGGGCATTCCAAGGACTTCCAGATGGAACACCGTTCTGGGTGAAGTTCGCTGAGTTCCATGCCTCAAGACCAGAACGAGCCTCCTTGAATACTGGGGCGAAGTCTTTGCCACGCCTCTTCATGTCAACCATTCGCTTGATTGCTTTTTTCGCATCCACTTTGATATGGATGTATGTGGACCTAGCCATTATGCAATCCGATTCCGCCTGAATTTCTTAAGAGCCATAAGTTCTGTCTCTAGGAAACCAGTCTGCATTGGAGCAACATTTCTTGCTTCTAGGTCTTTGATTCCAACAACATCGTCGTGCATATTCTGCATTTCTCTGGTAGCAGCACGAAGAATCATCAATTTAAACATCGGGATACCTGCCCCATTGAGTCCGGCCGTATAGGTGACTTCAATGGTGTCGTTTGCAAAAGCCCTGAATACATCAATCCCGTATCGCCTGATGAGGAAGTCAACACCTTCTACAAGTTCTCGCTCATTACCCATCAATGGTTTGTAAATAACTTCAGTAACGGTTACAACTGGGGAATTTCTTAAATAGATGGTTTGTGGAGGTTCAAGGTAGGTCGTGTCACCAACAGATGAACTATAAAAAGACGAGCCATATGGATTTGAATTTTTAAAGAAAGAATCCATAGGGATTCCAGTATCCGTACTTGGGTATGTGTACTCTTCGTTAAAAGTTTCAATCTCAATTGGTCGTCTGAGATATGCCTCTAGTTCGCTTTGTAGACCATCAAGGACTAGCTCCGCTGCATCTTGCTGACGATTTGTCAAACTGATATCCATATAGGACCTCAGTTCGGCTAAGGAAACCAAAGCCATAGGGTCTCCTTTGTTTATCTACCGAGTCTTGAGACTTCGTTTACGCCACGTCGCAAGTCGCCACGTCGACCACGAGCCTTAGGTCTTGGTTTGCGGAAGTCACGAACAGCATCACGGAGCCTACCTCTTCTGCCAATGCCAAGGGCACGGCCAATTCGGCGCGTAAGACTGAATCCTTCTTCTCCGCCCATTCCGGGTGTAGGCATGAACCTTCTCCAAACTGTGAATATTTACAGTTCAGATTTTACCACTATTAAATACCTCCAGAACTATCTATCTGGATTTGGCGGTCTTTCAATGGATACAGGGGTCTCTTCTCCGGCAGGAACCTCAATCGGAACCCATGCCCGAGAATAAGTATGTTGTGGGATTTTCCTCATTTTGATAAGTGTTCCATCTAAAAGGAGTTCAAGTTCGTCAACCCTCATTGAGAGCAGTCTTGCAAAGTCTTTGGTTGAATAAGCCTTTGATATTGACAGTTTTCGGATAATGCTTGATACTCGGCGAACCTGTTGAACACCTCGCCCACGATTGAGCTGAAGGTGCATCATCATTGCTTGGGCGGATGAACAGTCAACATAATGAACCGGAATCTCTTGCCCGACCTTTTCTTTAATGTGGGGGTTACTGATTGCAAGGAGGAATCTCTGATTTCCATCAATAATCTCATTTGTTGCTTTTCTCACAATAATCGGCTGAATAAATCCGTAGTCACCAAGAGAAACTGCAAGAGTAAGGAGGTCTGGTCTAAGAATGTGGGTTGCTGCCCATTCTGCCATCTTGAGTTCTCCGACATTTATCATTTCAACTTTCATCCAATACCACCTCTACTATTTCAGTGCTGCGAACAGCATGGGCTTTTGTTCCTGGACCAACCGGCGATGCCGATGTGACATTGATTTCATTGAGAAGAAGATTCCGAATCAGCCAGTTGATTGGATAGGAAAATGGGTCTTGCATGTGTTTCGTGCGGAACTTTGAAACATAAACCCGAGCTCTTCTCTGCATGGTCGGACCAATAATGTATTCGTCAATGAACTTGCCTGCTCCATCAAATCCATCTTGTGCATAAAGCGCAATGAGGGCTTCAATATCAAAGTCTGGCCACATTCGCCTCTGAGAATCAATTCTTGGGTACACCTCAACCAACCTGTCATAGAACCCAGGCTCCGTTGCAATAACGTCACCAATTCTTCGTATTGCCACAGAGTGAAGCGGAATGCCGACTCGGGTGTTACTTCCGGTCATCGCTGCAACATCGTAGTACTCGCAGTACTCTGCACCATGTTCTTCGGTTATAAATTTAAGAACATCATCCATTTGCCAGTCATAGATTATTTTTGCAAACTTGAGTGGAATCCCTTTTTTCATTTTGTATGGGGAGACAATGTAATTCTCATGCAACTTCTGTACACACGAACGGTAACGAATCATGGATTCATTTGCCCGAACTCCAGTAATGAAGGCGACCCTTCCAGGTTTCCCCTGCATCGTGTAGTAGTCAATTGATTCTGGCAAAGCGGTTTCGTGTGTCAAACCAAAACTGGTTGCATTGATGGCAAAATCTGGCATTGGTCTGACCCACTCGCCAAGGTCTTTGCGTCGTTGGCTCCAAAGGATTGCAGATTCTCGCCGACCAAGAATCCAGACTTCTGCCCCATATGGGAGGCAATACCATTCCATGTCAACCCAGTCGTAGTCACGAATCTTCATAACATAATCAATGACTAACGGGCTGACCATTTCCTCGTCACGGAAAATAACCTTTACTGGACCAAGCCCACGTTCCTCATGTATTTCTTTCGCTAGATACAGAACTGCAGTTGAGTCTTTACCACCAGAGAACTGAATACAAACAGTGTCAAATGTGTCGTAAACATGTCTTATTCGTGCACGGGCGGCATCAACACAACTCATATCTAAAAATAATCGTTGTCTAGTCATGATTTATCGGCTTAGCTTTCCATGCCATGGACTTAAGAGTTTTTGCAGTTTCAACATGGTTTTTTTATACTGAACCATAATTTCGTCATTTTTAATTTTGTCAGTTTGCAAAATGACAACTGTATTATCGATTATCTTCCATTTATCAGTAACTGCTTTACTTTGATTTAATAATGATTTGCACTCTTCACGCAACTTAGTTGCTTTTAGTTTAATTTTTTCATCAATTTTTACACTATCAAGGTCAACAAGAAGTGCCCAAGGACTCCACCACATTTGCCCCTCCTGTCTATTTATAGGTCTCGTGGTGGAATTGGTAAGCCACCACTGGCGATTTTGTAGAAAGTTTTATCGTCAATAATTTCAAAAGACCATGCATCTTGGGTAAATCCATTGTTTATCTCATGTGGTCTTCTGTCAATCAATGACAGGAGTTTGCATCTCGCAAGCTTGCCATTAACTTGGATGTTTACATACCATGTATTAACTGGGTCTCGTGTCTGCCAGATTACATAAACACAATCTTCTGTTTTCCCAGCTCTAGTAATTTGTCCAATTGTTCCCTTTTGTGACACCTTGTCCCCAATCAGCATTTCTAGTTTGTTTTTAATTTTTCTATTTCGTCTTCAAGTCTTAAAATTTCTTTTTTAAGTTCTACAACTTCTCGACCCAAGCGATTTGCCTTTAATTGGTGGTAAGCAGATTCATGAATAAGCTCTGCTATACGAAAATCTTTATCTGTGTCACTCACAAAATTCCTATATCTCGCAATGCTCGTCAATAAAGTTCATCAGTCTTTCGGAAGTGGTGTTCCCATCAATGCTTGGATTGCTTCGGAGCCACCTAATAAAGTCATACCAGCGTGACTGCTGTTGGACTGAGTCAAAGACGATTGTGTATTGGACTATCGCGTTTGCCGACTTTGAACCAGTTGCCGCAGTGCTTCCCTTTATAGCTAATTCGCTATGGTCAACATCATCGTTTGCATGCAGTTCTCCGTCTTCTCTTAGTTCTTTTACCAACTGGGAAACCGGAGTTT